GATGGGTATAATCAATGGGTGGAAAGTATGATGGAGTCAGGGCTGCCGTGTAGATAGCGTCCCATAGTTTGCCGTGTAAACCTCTGACATTGGCGCCTTGCTTGATCTTGATCATAATAGTTTTCTTGCCTCAATGGGTTTGGTCCAGCTTTCGGTATGGCCGTCGATGGTTGCCTGCACTACAACAAGCACAATCTGGCCATCATAAGCCGCCAGGGCGGCGCTGGCCGCTTTTGAGAATACCCCCTTGATTACCCCATTGGCCCAGTCATTGCCGTCGTCTGCTTCTGATATGGTGATATCATTGATTATTTTTGTAACTCTATCGAGATCCGACACATAAGCCAGGATAGTTGAATCACTGGGTATCGGCTGAATTTCATCATTAATATAAATCACACCTTTAACCGGGTTGTCATCGCTTGAGTTGTAAATAATTCTAGTCATAAAGGTCAAGTTCTCTGTTTCTTGGGGTAAATAGCAGCGCTTTTTTATGGATCTGCCAGTCAAATTGCAGGTTGATATTGGCCCCTGGTATTTGTCCATCAAGCGCGTAAATATAATTTGATTCTTCCACCAGGCTAACCGTTTGCGATAAATCCAGAGCTAATGGATTCACCAGCGCTGATTCAGTGACCAGATCAACTGTTTGTAAGCGCTCAATGGTGGCCGGTTGTACTGTGTTGGTTTCTGTGACTAGATCAGTTGTTCCTGATTTCTCAGCACTGGCAGCCAATATGGTGGATGAATCAAGCACCAAATCAACTACCTGGCTATTGATGCCAACCAGATTGATCACGGTGTTTAATTCAGAAACCAGGCCCACCGCCTGGGCGATCTCTGCGTAAACCTGTAAAACCGTTTCAGTTTCGGCGACCAGGCTAACAGTTTGTTGTTTTTCTGCTTGAGCCTGTAGGACTATTTCTGATTCTGAAACCAGATCAACCGTTTGAGTTGATACACCTGAAAGCGCTAGTATTGTTTCAGTATCAACAACCTGATCAACAATGGCTGATTTTTCTGCTTGGACCTGTAATACGGTTGATGATTCAGAAACCAGATCAACCGTACCGGATTTTTCAGCGCTTAAAGCAAATAAAAGATCGGTTTCAGTGACCAGATTTGTTACTGCTGACTTTTCAGCGCTGGGTTGTAATACGGTTTCAGACTCGGTAATTAATCCGACGGTTTGCGATTGCGTCAGTGATAAATCTAAAACGGTTGCCGTTTCAGTAACTAGATTGACCGTTTGTTCTATTGCGCCACCGCCAGCACTTGGAGCAATGGCGACAGTCCACGGCAAAGCTGCTGTCCCAGAATCCCAACCCTTAAACCCTGTAGCTCCTGCTGTTGATTGTGTAAAATAAGCAACAGCGTGAGGCTCATCTACAATAACCTCATAAGCCAAAGTTGTTCCACTTGGTGCAATCTGGTCTTTAGCGTCATCACTTCCCCACCCAACAACAACAAGACAGTCGTCTACTGTGGTAGTGACTGATGGCGATTTATATGCGCCATAGGTTGCTGGCGAGTCAGTGTCATAAGCATTAATTGGAGTTGTTGTATCAACTCCAGACACTCTGAACATGCTGGCAGTGTAAGTGTCGTTGTTTGACCAGCTAACCGTAAAATCACTTGCTGACGTGTCACCGCTATCCGCTATTTTGTAAGCTAAAGCATGTTCAAACCTAAGCCCACCAGTGAATAACTCAGTAAATCCGGTTGGAAAAGTATATGCCTCATCTACTAAATCATGGTTAACAACAATGATTAACAGGTCGCCAACAGCAATACTTGACGGCGCTGTTATATCGACACTTGTGCCCGTTCCGCTAGTTGTTACATGCCCTGACTCTAATACTGGGACTGCCATTTAATTACTCGATTGATGCAATCAAAGCATCAAGCGCAGTTCGTAACCCGCCGGTGATTGTCGTTTCAAACTCACGATATGATATAGAACCATCCTGATTCAATGTATTTGTCTGTAAATATCCATTAGCAGATGGCATATTATTGGATATCCACAACAAAACAGCATCAATTTGGCTTATCATTGCACTGTATTCAAAACTTATATCATACGTTTGGTCAGATTCTTGTGATTTCGCATAATCCACAATGCCAGATATGGATGACCTTTCTTGCATAATTATACGGGACGATCTTAAATTTCCGGCAAATGCTAAAATTTGCTCTGATGTAATTGTTCCATTAGATGCAACTCTAAGAGAATTAGCTAACCTATGAACTTTAGCCGCCTCTCTTTTTATTTCATCATACGCTCTTGATAAAACAATATTTAATGCTTTAAATGCCATGATCTATAATCCCCACCATGTTCTAAATATTAATTAACATTTATGCTCTATACCAACCATCTGCATGGAATTTCAAAACCATATCATTCCCATCAGTGGTTAAGGTATAGTCCTGGTGACTAATTGGGATCAGGGTGGTATCAGCTCCAGCGGTGTCTGGTGCATAACAAACAATTGCTTTAGTGAGTGTGTTATTACTGGCCCCACCCGCGCTGGTGTAAGTTTGATCGGGTAGATCCAAAGTTCGATAATTGTTCGTATCATCAGGCGCGGGTAGTGCGTCAATATCTGCATCTGTTAAGGTTTTACGGGCGTAATTGGTGAAATCGGCTTCAGTATTACCTGCCGCTGCAAGTAGTACGCTTAAATTATCGTGATCGATCAGGTCTGCCTCGGTTTCATTGGCCTTTAACAGCACAATAATAAACCCGGACGCCGCCGGACTGTTGCTTTTTACATTGTTGTATAGCTCGACTGTTCGGCCAGCTGCTATATTAAATCTGCCATTTGCCATGGTTGTGGACCTCTTGAGTTGTTTGTTTCAGTTTGTTCAATCGTGTTATGAAATAAAAAGGATTTCAAATAATCGGGTAGTAAAAATAGGTGTCTAACACATCTGGAATACCTACCGTTGTATTTCCGGTATAAGCGTAAACAGTCCCATCATGAATAATTTTAACATCACTGTCTAAAACAGGACTCCATGCGTTGTCCGTTGTTGGGTCTGTCGAAAGCGCATACATTAAGGTTGAATCATAAACCACTGCACAACTGTTGATAGCCCAAATCATATCAAGTCCAAGTGTAATTGTGATCAAAGGTTGTAATACATTCTTTTTCTTCAGTTTGCCACTCTTGACAACCTAAAGTTAAATCCGGGTCACAAACTGTTGATGAACTAACACTATCTATTCGTGTTGAATATAAAGATCCGCTCCACCTTGAATATGATTCCATATACTCAATTGCATCAGTTGTAGTGACCAAACCAGTTGAATTTATTTTTGTTTTTACATTGTTTGCAGAAACATAATAAGCGGTTTCTTTTTGTTTTGTTTCTGTTGCAGGCGGCTGACTGTATTTAGGTAAATAAAATTGGTGGCTATATGAGTAATATTCTTGATCATTATACGTTGCTGATCTTACATACCTTGTTTCTTTAAAAATAAATATACGACAAGACAAATCCACTATTCCAAAATCTACAGTATCCCCGTAATCCGATGTAGATGTTCCTGTAACATCTAAAGTGTTATTATCAAGGTTAATTGTCCATTCTGTGTTTAATGTAAAGTTAGCTTCAGAACTGCATAACACAGTATCACTATCATCTGTAATATCTCTAATTAAAATTGTAAAGCCATCAGAACTTAAGCCGCCGGTTGTTTGTGCAGTGGTCGTGTGATCTGATACATCATCTAAATGATCACCGCTTATTTGTTCATAAGTAATAGTATCTGAATGATAACCAGGTGTTGATCCAATCATGCCAATACAAATTATTGGTTGATCAGTCATCCGGTCATACGCACATCCAAGATAATAGGGTATTGTGTAATCTGGATCATTACCTTCTAAATGGCTAGTTATTACTCCAGAGTAGGTTGATGTGCTGTCTTGAGAATAATTCGGACAAGTTAATGTGTTAAAATAATTTCTTGTTTGTGTTCTTGTTCCTGATTTATATCTTGATACATCATTTCCAGGAGTTTCGTTAGTATAATAAGTTCTTGGTGTGTATGTATATTCTTCTGATAATGACATGGTTGTACCATCATCAGTCAATTCAAAAATAATTACTGTATCATAAGAACCGCCGATTGGCCGCCTGCCAATACCAAAAATTGTTTTATTCCCGCTTGCGTTAGTTACTAACTGAGCGCCTAACATGCTTTTGTATGATCCACTATTTGTATGATTTAATGGTTGTGGTATCGAATTAATACCGGCGACATGGATTTCATAAGATCCACTTGAATAAGTATATGTAATGCTATCATCCAAAGTCATTTTTGGTATAGTTGATTGATCTATCTCTAGGTCTAACTCTGCTGTATACCGATTAACTTTAAATACGTTTGTACTAACATAACTGAGCGTATAACAAACAAGATAATCAGTGCCCGATATATTCTTAATATGAGCCGGTGATACGCCATAATTTGAAATAGCTGGTGCTATCGGTAATCGTGCCACATAAATATCATTCACTAAAACAACAGGGGCAACACTGTCAATTTCTATCGTAGTTGAAGGGCTTGCGGTTGTTGGTTGGTCTTGTATTCTGCCCCAATCATACAAAGTTGTTACAAACCGATTATTGGTTGCATCAACCCAGACTAAGCTTTTTACCGCTGGTGCATCATTTGAGCCAGAATCATAGCCCATCAGATTATTAGCGCTGGCGTATTTTGTGCTATTCGTGCCTAATTTGTAATAATCAAAATAAGTTGTTCCTGTTGTCACCTGCCCGACTAAATAAGGAGTTGCAGTTTCAACAGGAAATAGCGTTTTAAATAAACCTAAATAAACGTTAGCCATTAGGGTGGTGTCGTAAAGGTTATAGTATTAATGTCTAGCGTGTAACCGTTAGCATCTTCAATCTGAGCAGTTGCCGCCGTCTTTAGTGTATGTGTATTGCTACTGGTATCTTCAATTTCAACGTCTTTTGTGTCGTCATACGTTAAAATAGTCAGTGTTAACGGTGGTACAAGCTGGACACTCAACTCATCTTCTGGAACTAAATCGCTGGTTGAAAAAGTAGAACTACCGATACTTTCCCGCGCTTGTGCAGTACCTAACCCGCCTTTGTTTTTCTGGACTTTAGCAGCAATCCGTTTAATATCATCGGCATAAGTAGACATTAAAAAGTTATCCCAAACGTATCATTCTGAATTTCAAGATTAAAGGTTTCTGAAGCAGTCTCAACTTGCTCATCACGGCTAGTATCGTCTATTGCAGGACTTTCAATGTCGCCCACACCTGCCGTTGTTAATTCAATTAAATAAGGGTCATCAAAGGTATCAGCATCAACCGAAACAGTAGGTCGTGTTGGTGCATCCAGGGTATCCGCTGTTTGTGTGCCGCTTGCAGTGCTTAAACTAATTTCTGTGGTGGTTTGCGCAAAGCGGTTTGTAATATCAAAACTATGAACAAGACTTGTAACTTTCCCTTTAGCCTGTAGTGGTGTGCTGTTTAAATAGATCGTTTTGGTTAAATCAAAATCTAACCGTAAATCCGTCTCAAAATTAACCTGCGTATCTCGATGACTTTTTATAATGGTAGTTGCCGCTATATTAATAGCAGTTTCAACTGCGTTAGTAAATTCGGTTGCATCGTCCTGGTCATCATAATAATCATTTGTGTCAGTTGTAAAACCCGTTGCCGCCTGATAAGTATCATTCTTTTCAAAAGCACTGGCATCGTAAACCGTTTCACAGCCATGTGATAAGTCTTGTTCTATTAACCCATACTGAGTGATAGACTGAGGCGCTTTAATCGTTAGCGTGTAATCTTCTGTAATGGTTTGCGCGAATCTGTAAGCTGCGTCAAATTCAACCCATAGCGCATATAAATCATTCGGTTTGTTCCAGATAAACGGATCACCCGCACACTGAGAATAGCTGATACTCGATGGTGGTAATTCTTCAAAAACCACAGAATCTGGAACTAAATTCCAACTCATTCCAGCGATATAATCCATGAATTGCTTTTTATACGTAAATACCCCGTCACCCGCCAATGAGTATTCGCAAAACGTATTGTCCCCAATCTGAAAACTTCTTTCTCTGTGTCTCAGTCTGGTATAGCGATATTTAAAACTGAGATTAATCTGATTAACCAATCTGGCTCTTGATGTCGGTGAAACGCTTGGTTGTCTGCGATACACATCAGAATCTGTTAAGGTGATATCTGCTGTGGTTTTGGGTAACATGCTTGTGATTGCATAAGTCCCGTCCGGCTTAATATCGGCAGCGCTTGGAATGGTTTGCAAACGCTGATCTAACTCATCAACCGTATTGTCTACATCGGGAAAAATAGCATCCGAATAATAACCCACACTGGAAATGGTTTGCGCGTTTAAAATCTCCCTTCTTTTGTCCGTACAAACTAAAGTGATTCGTTTACCTAAAACATTCACGTTAGGATAATCAATAACGCCCGTATAAGCAGTTGTGCTATCAGCAACTAAAGTAATGCTTTTACCCGCCCAATCGCTGATATCTTGTGAACCTGTACCAGGTAACAAAACAACTTCCATTGTGGCCGCCTCACCTTCCCGCCGATGAATAGAGATGTATTCACAGATTTCGCTTGATGGGACTGAAACAGAATCAATCGTTAATGTGAGAGAAGGAAAAGCCATTAGATTGTAGCCAGCCTCGCCTCTTGATTGGTGTTTTTAATCTGCTCTGCTTTTAGTTGGTCTAAAAAGGATTGCTCGGCAAATATCTTGCCTGAAATCTTGCTGGTGTCGGTATTCATATTTAAAGTAACAATTGAGCCGCTATCTTGTTGCTGTGTTAATGTCTTTGCAACTTCATTATCGAATTTATTACCATTAAAGAATCCTGATAATCCACCATCTTTTAATTCTGCACTCTTACCAACACCAAGAATACCAAAAGCTGACTGCCCTTCTAAATCCTGACGACTTGCTTTCAATTTTTCAAGTTTACTTTGCTCTGGCTTAATTGCTTTAGCTGCATCATTTGCCGCATTAGCTAAGTTTTTAGCGCCTTCTGCTGCTTTTTTAGTTTCATCTGTTGATTTAACGATAGATGCTATTAAGTTTTCATTTGCAACTTGAACGCCCTGAAAGACCTGAACGCCTTGACTAAAATCTGTTTTACCGCCTGGCGCATTTCCCTTAATATTTGATTCAAGCCTATTAATTAAATCATCAACACCGTTTAGCGAATTTGTTTCGCTTTTTAATTTCTTTATTTTTTCAATAATTCTGTTTATTTCATTAACATTATCTTTAGTATCTAATCCTAAAAACTTATCTGTCTTGTACCTGCTTGCTGCACCTTCAAGCGACTCTTCAGCAACTTTTATTTTAATATTATTTAATGAGTTAACAATTTTATCAACAACAGTTAAAACGCCTTTAAATGCTTTAACCATTGTCAGCGCAACTTTATTCGCCGCTACTTCAAACCCACCCATCTCTTTAATTGATTTTGAAATCCATTCAATAACCAATTTAAATGGTTCTGCTAATTGTGCCGTTAACTGAATTCCAAATCCTGACAATAAAGCGCCTAATTGTGTTTTTGAATCATTGTATGATTCAACTAGCTTCGCTTGAGTGTCGCTTATTCTTATTCCAAGACTCTCAAACTCTGCGCCGGTTTGTTCAAGGTTAGAATTTAATGTATTAACCAAATCTACGCCTTCAGAATCAAACAGCTTCATAGCAAGTCGGACTTTATCACCCTGCCCTGCAATACCTTTCATGGCTTCAGCGATTCTATAAAATTGCTGGTCTGGACTAAGTTTTGCTAACTCTTGCGCGTCTAATCCTAATTCTTTCAATGCACCTCTAGCTTCTCCATAACCTGCCGCTGCCTCTGAAATTCTGCGTGTGCTGCGCTGGAGTGCTTGATTTAACTTATCAGCGCCAACGCCAGTTAATTCAGCCTGATATTGTAACTTCTGCAAATCACCTACAGTCGTCCCAAGTTTTGATGAAGTCTTAGCGAGTTTATCTATTTTAGCGGCGTACCTTTCAACTACCGCAATACTGGCAGCAATCGCACCTGTTACACCTGCTGCAACAGCTTTGCCAATGGTTTTTAATGTCTTTACCGCATTATCAGCAAACTTTTTTATGCTTCTTTGCCCTTTCGCCAGGGATTTTTTCAATCCATCTGTTGACGCAAAAACGCTAATTACTACATTGCCAATTGTTGCCATTATTTCACACCAAATATTTTATCAAAGGCTTTTATTCGTTCTTCATCTGTCATCATTTTGCTTTTAACCGTTGCCATGTAAGCCTCATCTTTCAGTGAATCAAATGCCATATATTCAGCAATTTCAGCACTGGTTAATTCATTTAACAATCTATTAACCGGCATCCCTAATCTTTCAGACAAAATAAAACAGTAATGTCTAAAAGGCCGGTTAATCAGTTTTTTGCTAAATCCTCAACATCATCATCAGAAATACGATTGAGTTTTTGCGCGGCTGAGAAAATCCGGTCAAGCGCTGCACTGGATTTTTTACCTAGCTTAACAACATCCTTTTCAGAAAACATTAACTCACCGTTTTCATCCACAATAGACGCTGCGCACAGTTTAGCCCTGATATTCTGCATATTAGCGCCGCCACTATTACCAACAATTGATGCCTCAAAGCGGTCACGCGCAAAGCCTGACATTGCCGCTATTGTGACTTCATCTTTCCATTCAGGAACCTGGACAACTTCAGTTATTCGGTCATCAATGTTTAAAATTTCGTCTCTAGTCAACATTATGCGTAAGTCACCGCACCAGAGATTCTTAATGTAACGGTTGCTTTAACTACATCATCAACACCTGCTGATTCTGAAAATGATGTGACACTAGCACTAAATGAACGTGTGTATGGCCCTGGCAGGGTTAACACATAATCGTCACTGGTCGCTGCCGTTTTAGCGTCTCTCAAATCTTCCTGACCTGCATCAGTATCATCAACAATCATTTCAAATGAGATTGAACCGAAATCTTCTAAGCCGGTTGCAAATTCTTTTGCCGTTGATGCTAATGTTGTAACATCTATTTCGGTTGATGTGCCATCAAAGCCTGAATAGGACTGAATACCGCCAATTGCGACAGTATCAATAGTTAATGTTGTTCCTTGCGCTTGGATGTATGCCATTTTAATTTACCTCTAAATAAGTGGTTTGTACTGTTGTTGAATAGATTTCACTTTCATCGTCATAATCACTTTGATCATCAATGGCAATGAAATTATTAGTTGTTAATGCGGTTACAATATAATCCGTTAATGTTTCGGCTTTTTCTCTTGTCGTCTCAAAGCACGTAATAGAAAAACTTGTCCTGGTTGCTGCTGGTGTATTTGATGAAATTAAATTAATAAAATCAACACCGGTCTTATCAAAATAAATTGCGGGTAAATCGCCCTGTTGGTCGCGTATATCCGAATAAATACGAGTGCTGACAATATCCGTTATATCTGAACTACCCGACAAAGCCGTATATAAATCAGATTCAGCCGCCATATTTTTCAATACCTTTTACAATTGCCTTGATGTAATTTCGCTTTACATCTTCTTTTTTAGAATCAAAGGATTTTTTAATAAAGAATTTGCCTTTGATTTTCTTTTTCTCTCGTCTGGTTTTAGCTCGGAATCCTTCACGGGTTAACCCCTTGTTAGCATCCAGCTTTTCACCGTCATAGCCTCGGCGCGTCTTTTTGCCTAACCCCTTGCGCCACCTGCCACCGGCATACCAACCGTATTCAATAAAACGCCAGTAAAACGCATCCTTATCGCCGCTAGTACGTTGTTTTTTAGTCCTTGCGCCTGCCGTCCTAATTACAACCATCGCGCCTACAATATCAGGTAAACGTTTTGACATCTGCCTAACACCGATAGATCGTTTTAATGCACCAGATTTAACTGGAGTTTTAGATAATACCGCCCGTTTAAACCGATTAGCACCGGCTCTTGAACCGGCTAATAAAGATTTGCGCTTCAAATCACCCGTTAAACCGTCCATTTTTTTAAGGACTTCTTTTAAACCTGTGATTTGTACTCTTTCAGCCATTACCGGAACTCATAAAGTAACAACTCAAGCATTGCGTTTTTACCGTCACGATTTATAACAGATTCAATTTGATAAACTTTCTCGTCATGGACTAAACGCATTGAAGCATCAATACTTGAACAGTATCTAATAAATGCCCTGGCTGTGATATCAGACTGCAATTGACCGTCTATAATTCGCTCTCTACCAGATAACTCCCGGACATCTGCCCAACAACTATGATAATCAAACCATCGTTTGGTTGTGCCGCCCATATCACCTTTTAATTCAATAGGCTCCTGTATAGTCACTCTGTGGCGCATCTTGCCAACGTTCATACCGATAAAATCCTGTAAGGACTTAATAGATATTCTGCCGAAACAGGCACGTTATTAATGGTTAAATTGGTATGGTTTTCTCGTTGCTCGTACAATGAGCCAATAATTAAAAAAACAGCCTGTTCGATTTGATAAGGGATTGTTGAATAACCGACCTGATAGGTGATTTCAATATTTTCAAAATCGCCGTTTGTTGTAGGCCATGATTCATTATAATCAGGCTTTAAGACGGCTCTTAAATCTCGTGTATCAAGAAAATATGTTGATTGTGATTGTTGAACATCATCAGAATCATAATAGGTAATTGAAGTAATCGACTGAACAGGGTTATATTTTAATTCAATATCACCACTAAAATCGTCCAGTGATTCGGTAATAGATTGATCGCGAATTATTCGCCCTGTGTAATTCTCGCAGAAATCATAAGCCGCACTGATCAAGGTATCTATATAATCATCTTCATATCTGTGATCAATTCTTAAATGCTTTTTTGCTTCTGCTGTAGTAATCATTTTTTAGCCGCTTTTTTTCGGGTAGAAACCTTTATTGCTTGTCCGGTTTCAACTAAGCGCTTTTCTGTTTTTTCATCCAGTTTTACGGTATCACCTGGCGAATAAGAAAAAGTAGCGCTTGCAATAGATGTAAGTAATTTCACCATAAATAAAAATGGGCAAGGTTTCCCCTGCCCATCCTGCGTTATGCCATTAAAATATGTTTAACGGCTGCTGAAACAGTCAATTTGCCATCCATACGCTTGTAAGCGCGGAATCCAACTTGACCATTAGCCGCGTACAACTCATTTAATCGCTGCATAGTTACACCACCGCGATCCACCACATAGTAGTAAGATAGATCACCAAACAGAACCGATTTAAGCCCTGTAGTGGCTGCTTCTGCACCTGGAGATGCAACAACTGGACGACCTAACAGCATGTCAGGTTGACCGGCTTGCAGGCCAGGTTGCCATAGATACTGAGAATCACCATCCTTTAATTTACGAACTAACTTAACGGTTGAATCATTCATAATCCATGTGCCGTTTGAACGGTATGGACGACCGACAGAATGATACAGATCAATTAATTCATCAGAAGTAATTGCGGTTGCACTGGCAGCATCAACGCCCTTAGTAGAACCGTCCGTAATACCAGTTGGCTGAGTAGTACCAGCACCATTAACAAAGGCAGTTTCTTCAGCTAAACCAAATCGCTTACCAAAGTTACGACCCAGATAAGCAGTCAAATCAAATGCGGAATCTTGCAGTAATTCTTCAGATACCTTGATGATTGTGCCTAACTTGTAAGCTGATAATGCAGTCTGTCCGAATGCTGCATCTGATGCAGTATAGGCCGCTTCTTCAGCCGTCCAGGTTGCAGAACCAAGCGAGGATTCAACTGGAATATTGCGATCAGACATTGTTTCAATGACTGTTACATAATTTCTGATTTCATTAATATCCTGCAAACCTTCAACAATAGCAGCATGTAAATCATCAGGGACAATATAGCCACCTTCTGAATCAGTGCCGACCTGCAAAGCATTTAAAAACTGACCAGGTAAAGCAGCGCCGCCAATACGAGCATAGCTATCAAATGCTTGCTTGTATTCATCGCTTGCCAGTACAGTTTTTGGATTACCGTCTTTAACTTGCAGCTTTTGAGGGATTGAAGATAAAACGTTGATGTCAGATTCTAAATCTGAAACACGCTTCATGTTATCAATACGCTTTTTCAGTGCTGCTTGATCGTCCTGCATGGCGTCAAATTTTTGCTGCTCATCAGAATTAAGATCACGTTCTTCTTTTTCAGCCGTATCAAGGACGGCATTCATTTGCTCGATAATATTACCGCGCTCCTGAATTAAATCATTAATGTCTTTCATGGGTATTTCCTCGAAATTTAGACATAAAAAAAGCCCTTTCGGGCATTGTGTTGGTCATTCCGACCGATTTAATAGCCGTCCGGCTAATTCTGCTCAATAAGATTAAGTTTTCTTTTATAGAGATTAATCTTATAAATTTCTTTCTCTTGCTCCTGCTCAATATCCTGAACAGTCACGATATTTTCTTTTTTAGGCGCGTTATGAATCCAAGGCTTAACAAAATTCATTGCTTGCGTTTCGTCTGCGTCTTTTTCATCAGCAAAACCGTTTTCAATGGCTTCTGCTGCATTAAACCATGTTTCTTGTGCCATCCAATCAAAGATTATATTTTCTTCAACCTGTGATTTAGTGGTGTAAGTTGAAACGATTGAATCTTTAATTTTATCTAATAGCTCAATGGTTTTTGCTAAATCGCTTGAGTTGCCTATAGCTAACGTCCAAGGGTCATGAATCATCATTAATGAATTATCGGCCATGTAAACCTTATCACCGGCCATAGCAATAACACTTGCAGCACTCGCCGCCATGCCGTCAATTTTTACCGTGATTTCGCCGTCATATTCTTTAAGCAGGTTATAAATAGCAAAACCCTCAAAGACATCGCCGCCAGGGGAATTAATGCGAACAGTTACATCGCCATTCATTTCATCTAATTGGCTTTTGACTGATTTGCCTGTTACACCGGTATCAAACCATGACTCGCCAATGTCGTCATAAATTAATATTTCATTCATTGCAAATTGCCTTTAATTCATTTTTACAGTTTTCTAAAATATGCGGCACTGCTTGAACCGGATTGTCTTTGATCGCTTCAATACGATTGTTAATATAATTTTTAGCTTGCGCGTTAGTACAGTAAAGGTTATCTAAAATCACATCTTTAAAGCGGGTATAAAATTTATTTGACCATTTAATGAAATCATCAGCGCTTAATCTGTCTAATTCAACGCTAATGGCTTTAATTTCTTTTTGTGCCAGCATATTTGAGACTGATTCATTCAACCTTTGCTCTCTTTCGCTTTCGGTTGCCATGTTTAATTGCGTCATTGGTTCATCAAGGCCGTCAATCTCGTTTAATTTTTCATGCCGTCTTGCTTCATTACGGGTTAAAAATCCCGCGTTAATGCCTTTTTCATAGGCTTCATAACGAGATTTAATATCACCTCTTAACAAAGCATCCACGTTAAACGATGGAAATAACCTGCGTCTTTCCTGCTCGGTAAACAAATCGCGCATAATAGTTTGTTCAATTCGCACCAACCACGGGCGTAAAGTATGTACAACAAACTCAATACCCTGATGTTCAATATTTGAAAACGTGGCTTTTTCCAAATCACCAATCATGTGAGGCGGTACGCGGTATATTCTTGCTATATCGGTAACTTGAAATTTTCTTGACTCTAAAAACTGAGCATCACCCGCACTCATGCCGATTTGATTGTATTTCATGCCAGATTCAAGAATTAATGGCTTTTGATCGCTTGAGCTTGTGGCTATTTGACTTCTCAAATGCTCGATCTGTTCCTCTTTCAAAATGCCTGGAAACTCTAAAACCCCTGGAATCTTAGCGCCGCCCGAAAACATTTTTCCGGCTTGCTGCTCAGCCGCAATACTAATGCCTAAACTTTCACGCGCTAATGAAATTGGACTTAATCCTGTAACACCATTTGAGCCAATACCTGCCACCCGCCAGATTTGATCAACAGAATAAACCCTTGTCGAGCCTGTTTCCTGATAATCAAAAACTAATTTTCCGTTAGTGCTGCGATCAACATTCATAAATTTTGAATTTAACGGCTCAATCGCTGCAACCCTGCCGCCGCTTCTGATAATCTGGTTATAAGCATTACCTCTTAAACCAAGATTAGCCATTAAAAATTCTTTCATTTCAAATGATGTCTGCTCACCATTTGGAGTAACACCAAGCAGCATATTCAAAGGGTGATCAATCATTTCTCGGCCTGATTCAGTATTTCTATAAATACCAAAACCCAAACCGGCGAAAGATTCGGCTAAAATCCGAACACAAGCATAAACCGCGACAATCTGAAGCGCGTTATCTGGTGAGACATAATTACCTGATGCTGTAGGATTGCTCATCATTGAGGTTTGCCGCCACCATTCAGGCTCTTTCATTGTTGCCGCCAGCCATAGGCGCTTAAATAAATTCACAATGTTGTTAAACCTCTATTCATATAGGCATGATCTGTATTCTCGTCCACCATTGCCCGACCTATTGCCATAATTGCAGCAACCACGCCGTCAATTTTGTTTTCTCTTTTCTCTTTTGCTGGCATGATGTCGTCATGTATGCCAATTTTTGCAGTAACATTTCCCATCATCCACAATAGAACCGGATCTTTTTGAAAATATATCTGCTTCTTTAAAACCAAAGCTTCAGTTTCTTTCATTGGCTCTGAAAAGTTTGCATAGGTTTGCCGCATCTCAACCATTTCAAACCCTTTAGCGCTCATTGTCTGAGCAAACTGTGCTGCCTGAAATGGATCATAAGGTATTTCGACAACGTTATGGTTTTTACTAATTTCTTCTATATCGTTAATGATGTAATCGAAATCAATTACATCGCCTTCAGTTGCGGTGATCCATCCGTTAGCGTGCCATGATTTATATCTTGTATTTTCACCATCAAGCACCACATTTTCAGGCAAATAATGCTTACAAAAAACAGCATAATTCGATCTGTTATTGTGAGGTGGAAAAACAATTGATATTGAAGCAAAATCAGTCCGTGACGCTAAATCAACACCGATATAACAAGGATCACCTTTAAAATCATTAAGATTTAATGACTTTTTACGACATAACTGAAAAGCCAATATATTCATCCATGCAGTTTTTGCACCGACCCAGATGTTTAAATGTTTTGTTTTATAGGCATTTTGTTTTGCTGAACTTCTAATTGCCTGTTTTAGCTGTCCCTGTAAAAAATCCTCATTAACAGATATTCCGTAATTAGGATTAGCTTTTATCTGTGCCTCTAAAGTATGCCATTGATCTTTTTCATCAATGGTATAAATAATTCCAAATATAGAATCATCTTCAAAAGTCCCTTTTAATATATCTATAACTTCATTTCGCTTGTCATAACACGGCGAACCCACGTCATTACCAGCCGTGGTAATGAATAGCATTAATGGTTGCTCCCTTGCGCCCATGCCTGTTATGAATGTATCAATCAGATTTGATGTTTTATGTTCGTGAAATTCATCAGCAATACCACATGAAGGGCTAGCGCCATCACCAGGATCGCCAATTACCGGCTCAAACTTAGAACCGTTTTTTGAAATTGTTATAGATTTCGCATTTGGTTCGATACCATAATGCTCTCTAAAATCTGGATCTCTTTTACAGATTAATTTTGCTGGCGTGAATACTTCAAATGCTTGTTTCTCAGAAGTTGCACCACAATAAACCTCTGCGCCAAACTCACCATCATCAGCAAGCATTATTAAGCCAATTCCCGCTATAAAAAATGTTTTACCGTTTTTTCTTGGGACTTCAATATAAGCCTCTCGGAATCTGCGCTTGTTTAGCTTTTCGCCACCCTTAACAACCTTGAAACCGAAAAGGTTAGCCATGATAAACACTTGCCACGGGCTTAATTTTAACGTTTTTTGCTGTGCTGCCCATTTCCCCTTAACATGAGGAAATTTCTCTATTGTTTTACATCTGTGCTCAAAATCTTGAACATCAAACCATAAATCATGCTCATCTAAAGCGCGAACTAAATCATCAGTGAATCGTTTACATGACTGTTTAACATACTCGCAAGCTGGAACAATGCCGGTTGTAACATCATCAGCATACTGTAAGGCTATGTTGAAATAATTCATTCATCGGCGTATTTGTTTGTTTTTGGTGTATCAACACTTAATGATGCCCTGGCAGATGGATTTAGCCCAATCTTGCCCATTTCAGAAGTTAATCGGGTAATTCTTGACGTTTCAAGCATCCCTTTTAATTCTCTAAACTCTGCAAGCAAACAAGCAACAATTTCAACATGAATCAAATCAGAGCCGGTTAAAACACCCGCCGGAACTAACGCTATAACTTCTTTCCATGTTTTTTTCTGTTTTAAGTTTAAATGCTTTGGTGGAGCAGTGTTAAAATCACCATTGCCTTTAGGCTCAGACTTACGCTTTCTTTCAGGGTGTGTTTTAAACGCACCTTTTAAGTCGAGTATGTTTGTTGGTGTGCGCGGCCTGGCCATTTTTTTACCATTTTTATTTTGGAGTTGTAAAAATTTCTTTAGGGGGCGGTCACTTGGCATGAATCTTGTAGAGAATTAACCCGCCCTACCCCTTACTATCCTCTGTAGCTGTCTTATGATCATGACAGTGATTGCAAAGGCTCTGTAGGTTATCTAGATTGTCTGTACCACCTTTAGCTTTCGGCGTTATGTGATCAACTACCTGTGCCTCTGTCACTCTGCCGGACTTTAAACATAACTGGCATAGATACTTATCCCTTGCTAATACAATGCGTCTTAGCTTACGCCATGCGTGCCCATAGCCTCGCTGTGTAACTGTCTTGGTATGCTGGTAGTTTGATTTATCTTGTGTGTGCTGATCGCAATAGCGGTTATTCGTTAGCTTTCCGCATCCAGGTTTGTTACATGGTTTCTTTGCAGCATACGGCATTAAAAAACACCTGACTTTTTAGCTAAATAATACATATAAAAACAAATTGAAAACATCAGAAACGCTAACCAAACTCGGTGCGTAATT